CAACAGGTGCAGCGTCTATTATCGGATCGACTATAGGTTTAACAACGTCTTCTACTGCCGCCCCCGTAGCTCGCACTACATCTTCTATGAGTGGTGCTTTCTCTACCACAGCTCCTGCCACATCTTCGATAACATCAACCACAGGTTCTGTCACATCACCCAACACCTCAACGGTGTCTTCTACAAATCCTTTTACGGGCTGCAACAGCACGTCATCAAACATCCTACCGCCTTCTGCTATGGCATCGCCTATTTTCTTAATGAACTCAGGGGTCTTTATGTTGTTAGGGCCAAGTGCACCACCTTCCATAATGTATTCACCAAAACCTCTAACTATGGCATCACCAAAATCGGTGCTGCGACAACATCGTCTTGGTTAATGTTGTAGCCATCTAAAAACTTTTCATTTAAACCGACTTTATTCATCGCTGCTTCGGTAAATTTAGGGCCAAATGCAGAAATCGCTGCACCTGCTATATTCCCATCTATTGCAGCATCTACAAACTTAGCACCCTGTATTACTTTATTGAATGTATTAGCAGTATTTGTGGCAGCGTTTGCCGCTTCTAACAGTGCTGGATTTTCCGCTGCTTTTGCTACTAAATCTGCTGCGTTGGCGTTAAGCCCCTGTGCATATCCTCCTGCCCCAGCCAAAGCAAAAGATTTTAAGATGTCATTAGTATCCCCGCCTGTAGCTGCGGTTATACCAGCAGAGGTAAGACCTTTAGCTAACGCGGTGCCTGCTGCAGAAGTACCACCACCAAACGCAGCCGTGCCAGCAAGTGCCCCGCCACCAAAAACAGATAGACCTACAATACCTGCAATTTTTAAGGCATCTTTAACAGAGGTATCTTTGACTTCTTTGGTGCGTATCTCACCGAAAGTCATAGGGTCATATAGATAAGTAGACCCGTCTTTTGTCTGACGAACAGGCTGCACACCGTATTTGGCATACAAAGACTGAACCATCGGGTCACGCTTGAACGATTCTAGTAGAGCATCTTGATACCCTAATCCCTCTGTAGCCTGTAGATACGGTATCGTTTCTGCAAGCACAGGCTTAATTAATGATTGGAACTCGGCTATCTCTGCCTGCGAAGCAGTGGTATGTTCTTCGTAGTTACCACCAAAGTTACTAATGTTTGATTCGCCCACGCTAGGCGTGATCTCAAACCCGTAATAATTACTTAATGCCGCCGCAGTATCTGTACCGCTGGTATTGGCTATCGTGCCAAAAGCAGATTTAACGACATCTGTGTTTACACCTACACCACTCTTTAATCCTTTTAGGTATTCAGGGCCACCCACTTCAGATAGATATTGGTCAGGCGTAAAATCTAATTTTGGTTTTTTCCTAGCATCTTGGGTCTTTATTGCCTTATCTATACCTTCTGCTTGGATACCCTCCCTACTCATGCTGCGGTCAATAGCAGCTTTAGGGTCTAGTGGGTCTATAACGGTGTTTCTAAACACTCTGTCATAAAAGTCGTCCACCTCATCTACGTCGTCTACCGTGTCGTAGACATTCTCATCTGCTGCACCAAGCAGAGTATTTTTGTAACTCTCAATAGCGTCTTTAGCTGCTATAGGTTTATTTTCTCCGCGTGTCTTTATCGACTCCGCTGTAGGTGCGGTAGTCACAGGAGAAGGTGTTGTAGGTTCGGGTATAAACTCCCCGCCGCTTACAGGCTGACCTACTCTGTTTGGTGGTGTTACTGGTGCGGGTGTAGGTGATGCAATCGGCGCTGTAGGTGCGGTAGTCACAGGGGGAGCTATCACCGGCTTAGGTGCCACGGGTTGTGGTCTGGGTGTTACCGGCGGCGAGGGCGCAGGAGTTGGTAATCTAACTGGGTTTGGCCTAGCAATAATCCCGTCACGCCTAGGTGGTGCAGGAGGTGGAGCAGGTATGACTGGAGGGGGTGCTACACTAACAGGTGCAGGGAATCCCCCTAACCCAAACCTACTAAGATCTCCAGCGGTAGGTATTTTTCTAGGGTCAAAAGAAAAGCCACCTAAACCTCTACCAAACCCTCCACCAAAACTACCTATCATCACTCTACCTCCAGCAGACTAGCAACAACGTGTAATCTGTTAGCTGTAGCAGCAGTGACTTTTACTATCTCAGACTCCTCTATCACTAAAGGCGCAGTGAGTAATTCCACCGTAGCGTTTGCGCTTACTGCTTTCGTCTTAAACAAACTAAATACAGCAGATGCAGAGTCGGTAATCGTGACAGTAATGGTATCTGCGTTACCCGAATCTTCGGACACAAGAATGGATTTAATAATGGCAGTGCGTGCTGTTGGGCACGTATACAGCGTAGTAGCTGTAGTAGCCGTTAAATCTACCTTTGCGTTTTTATACTGATTAGCCAAGGAACCATGCCTGTGCTTGAGCTTCTGGTGCTGTGGATAGTTCTCGTATGCCTTCGTCTAACTGCCTAAAGTAAAGGCGTAACGCATTATTAAACAGTTCAAACGAAGCTGGTGTGTATTCTTTGGGAGGATCGGGAAGTCTTGGAGCTACAAAATTATAGGTAGGCATTACCGTCTCCCGTCCGCTCTTATGTCTATTCTAGGAGCACCCAACTGCCACTTTACACCTAAGCTATCAGACTGAACCTTTATAGAAAGCTGCCGCCCTCTTACTCTAGTATTTACTTGTGTGGTGTATTTTTCTACTGGCACCGTAGCAGATCTTGTCACTGTGCCACTACTAGATCCGCCTTCAGATAGTGGATCGTTTCGCCCAGAACCAGACGACTGCAAAGGCAGTAGCTCAAACGTAGCCGCAGGGCTTTCGGCAGTAGACCCTTCAAACGTAATATCAGGGAGCAAACGTCGTATAAACGAGAACTTGTCTCCATCGTCTATATCAAACTCGCCCGACGTTATAAATGCAGTTATAGCAGTGCCAGAACTACCCTCATTGTTGTCTAATCCATCCTCATGCGTGACAAGGTTGTTACTATAAGTAGCAGCAACAGGGAACTGACGTATGCCGGTGTCTACCCATGCAGATCGGGCTAAACTACCAAAGTACCAAATGTCCTGTTCATAGTTGTATATGACGTATTTATCTACCGTGGTAGACGTGCCTGAACAATAGAACCACCATATCTCGTTAAAACCTTCGTTCGATCCAGCAAATACCTGCTCTATCTGTTCTTGGTTTATATCACTAAATACATGCCGCTTTACGGTACAAGGTAAGTTTCTAACGCTACCGTCGTATAGATAAAAAGAGTCTAAACCCATCCAATAGGTCACGCCATCAGAAAACACCGCTGCATTTTGTGATGCTATAGACAAGTTGGTAGACAGTAACTGCGAACCCCACACTATAGTGCCGCCAACATATTGCAGGGCATATAGAGCAGAATCGGTAAACACAAGGATTTCTTGTCGTGCTTGTAGTGCACTTATTATTTCAGATCCTTGGGATAGCCTTAGATCACCCGCTTGGTTAGTGGCACTGGGAGTCCAGTTCACTGCGTTTTCTTGATCTGACCACCGAATCAACATTGGATCTTGAGTGGATGTTCCTAGCGTATTAGCGCCAAAACAAAATACGAACCGGCTCACGTCAGATACTAGTATGAAGTTTTGTTTTGTTGGTGTATTAGAAGCGCCCGCTAAAGACGATAGCTCTACCGCTCGTGTAGTAAGTCCATTGGTAGCATCCCAATAGTAAATACTGTTACCACGAGGGCCAAATATCAGATCTTCTCCAAAGTTGGATTGGCTCCATAGCCTCAGTGAATCTGTAGATGTAGCCCCGTTACCCCATGTGCCTTCGCTCCACCCACCAGCACCCCAACCGACTAACGGTACGGCAAACTCTGGGCCTACGTTTAGTTGATATTTTGCTGTTACGGAGCCGCCACCAGTAGCAGATGACGAGGCTGCGCTACTAGACTGTATAGTGTAGGTATTACCAGTAGAATACGTTATCTGAAACTCACCATTTAAGGTCAGTCCGCCCACAGCAGAAGCTCCGCTGAATGTAACAAAATCACCGTTAATATATCCGCCGTTAGCATCCGTAACAGTAACGGTGGTAGACCCACTAACAGTCTCAAAAGGGTCGGTAAGAGACACACCAGACGGCGTACGTTCAGGCGTCACATCGAAATAAGCCCCGCCTTTCTCTATGTAAAATTTAAGATTAGTGCCTACACTAAGTAGCTTTTGTCCCTCTAGGGTTACCCAGTTAAACAGTGCACGCGCAACACCTAAAAACGTATTAGAAGATATACGCTGCCACCCACCTATTTTTTCGGGGTAACCTGCACGAAATCGTATTTTATCGCAGTCAGCCCAGCCTTCTTCATCTACATAACGTGTAACTTCTTTGTTTACACCGGGGCGTAGAACCAGCTTACGTAAAGGCATTATCTATACTCACCTGACCGTATAAGTTCAGTGACTTCTACTGCGCGATCACCTACCTGCTTTGCCCATCTACTATCCATAAACTCATCAGCAGCTACATCGTACTGTTCACGGGACATGGCTTCTAAGGCTTTAACAAATCCTCGTAGTCTAGTCAGACCAAGGTTAAAACACAGGTTTATCATGGCATCGCGTCGAGGCTTTTTAAGGTCTCCATACCAATCGTATGCCGCTCTTAATTCTGCATCGCAACGTTCTATGTCATTCATCAAAAGATATTCGATCTCATCGTCAGACAGGCCAATACCGCCATCTTCGTCAATGCAACGCCCGACACCGATGGTGGTCTTGTCGGCTGTACACTGGTATGCGAAAGCCTTTACACCCTCGTGCCGCTTCAATGTATCTACTAACTGACCCATGAACGTCACCATCTACTTTTCTCGTGCTACGGAGTTGACTTTTTCGTATGAACGCATAGCGCCTAATCCGAGCATACCCATCATAACGGGCACAAGAAGCGTTGTATCTACCTCTGGCACATCTACCCAGATGCCTAATATGTTTACGATGATGGTGTTGTAGAGCAGACCAAACGCAGAGATCCATCCAATACAGGGACGCCACCCAGCTACAAATAACGACTTATGTGCAGCTTCCATCTTGTTAATTTCTAGCTGGCCTTTTAACGCTTCCTGCGCGTGGCGCTCCGACATAGTTGCGATCTCATGGGCCAACGCATTTTTCTGATCTTTGTCTTCAATGAACTTATCCAGCAAACCTGTAACTGGGCCGATTAGCTGTCCGACTAAACTCATCTACCATTCCCTCTGTTTGACCATGCTTGCGCCCCGAAGAACGCTGCCAATATACCTGCGACTGAAACAAAGTAGACTGAAGCCATATCGCCCAGAATGCTTGCTGCCTGCACCAGTCCAGCCCAACTGCTTACGACTACTAACGACGGATACAGCAACATACCCCACAAAGCAAACCAGCTCATACTTCTTTGTGCTTGCGCCCTTTCGTTGCTGATCTTTAGTTCTTGCAGTTCTTTGCTAGTCTCTAACTCATCATCAGTAACTATGCCATCACCATCCGCATCGTATTCGGCGTAATCACTACCGTCTTCTAGTTTCTTTGCAGCCATCTCAGTCATAGAATGGTGTGTTTGGCGGTACTTTAACAGGGATACAATAGGCTGTAATGTTCTCTTGATTGTTCAAACGCCTACCCTCTATCGGCTTAATCGTCCCCTGTTCCAACCAATAAGCAAATTGATTGCACCTGTGAATGTTGCGGAAGTGAAATCTACCCGCGACTTGCTCGCCCTCGACCAGCATGACAAGCAGAAACGCCATAATCATCCGAAGGCTTTGAG